AAAGGTCCCGTCCTCGCCGCTCAGTGCGCCGCCTACAAATCCCGTTTCACCGGTCAGTTGGTAGCTGTCCGGCATCAGTTTGATGGACCCGTCCAGCAGCCAGCGCCCCGGCTCCAGAGTGGCGTACCGCACGTCCGGGGACATCTCCTTGTTGTGGATCTGCTCTGGTCTGCTCCATGGGGCCTGCGGGGATGCCAGCACGCTGCCGAAGGTCATGTCCGGGTCAGAGATGTCGATGATGGCGTTGATCAGCATCTGCCGCACATCGCCCACAATGGCGCTCTTGTACCCGTCAGTGATCTCAAGCATGTGGCCTCACCTCCCGCAGCTCCACGGAAAAGTCTCCCCACAGCGGGACGGTCCTTCCTCCCACATCACGGGACCACATGAATTTTGGCCTTGTAAACGATGTAACGATAAAACTTGTTGTTTGCAGTTCGTAGTTGTCGTGGGTCATAAAACTACAGAGGATGGATTGGCTCATTCCTTTTTCACAGGCCGCCACCACGCGCTTGACATCCTCTTCGTGGAAATACCCAAACTGGTAGGAAATGATCCAAACCTTTCCACGGTATTCCCGCACGGTCCTGCCGGAGATCATCTCCACCTGTTCGTGCAGAGTCTCCTCCCGCACGAGATAGCCGCCTTTTAAGCTCTCGGGCAAGCCTACTGAATAGCCGCCAACGTCAAGGACCAGTTGTGTCATAGCGCGTCACTCACCACCTCTGGATTGGACCGGTCCTCAGACCGGATGAAGGGCACCATCCAGCGCCCGAAGGTCTGCCCGTCGCTGGAACTCAGCCGCAGCTCAATCACACTGGGCAGGCTTATGCCGCCCGTACCGCCGGATGCCGCGTTGATCATCCCGGCAGAGGACATTCCCAGCCCGGAGGACGCAAAATCCGCGCTCCCGGTGCTGAGGTCAAATCCATTCTTTACACTGTCGTTAACACCCTGTACGGACTTCATAAGACCCGGAAGGCCGCTCTCAAAGCCCTCAGAGCCGCCCTCCAGGACCTTCTGAAATACGTCCTTCGCCCATCTGGACGGGGAGTGTTCGTCAAATCCCTCCGGGCCTGTGAACCAGCCCTTGATGGTGTCCACAACGCCAGTGACCTTGCCCTTGAGCCACTCGATTCTGTCAGCAATGCCGGCCCACAGTCCTTCCAACAAATACATACCAGCTTCTTTGATGGCCTGCCACCCGGCTTTTATCGCATCCACGATGGCCGTAATTACCGCCGGGAGCTGTACCGCGATCTCCGGGATCATGCCGATGATGCCCATGATCAGATTGCCAAGCAACTCCCCACCGATGGCTGCCAATTGTGGGAAGTTCTCTGTAAAATACATTGTAATGCTGGTAATGACCTCCGGCAGCATCCCGATCAGCTTCGGGATTCCCTCAATGATGCCGAACGCCAGCTTTTCCAGCATATCAGCGCCTTGCTGTAGAATGATCGGATATTGCTCCGTCCACCACTCCACAAACTGTGTGATGATCTCCGGTACTTTCTCCGTTACAAAAGGAATTGCTTCAACGACGCCGTCACCCAGGTTTTCCAATAGGTCGCGGCCCGCCTCCATCACCTGCGGCGCGGCTGTGGTCACCAGCGTGACGATGCCCTCTGCGATCTGTCCAACACGCGGAATGATGTTGCTGGCAACCGTCCCGACAGATTCCACAAAATTCCCCATCAGAGCCGGGATATCCGCGTTGCCGTCTGCGATCCCCGTCACAAGGTTTGCCCACGCCGCTTTCATGGAGTTGGTGCTGCCCTCGATAGTGGTCGCCGCCTCCGCCGCCGTGGCTCCAACGATGCCCATCTTCTCCTGAATGGCACCGATGGCGCTGACGATGTCGGCGAAATTGCTCACATCGTAGTTCACGACCTCGCCCATGGACGCCTTGTATGCCTCTGCATCATCCAGAAGCCGCTCCAGCTCCGCTTTGGTGCCGCCGTAGCCCAATTTCAGGTTGTCCAGCATGGCAAAGTTGCCGCGGGAAAGGCTCTGGTACGTCTGCACGATGCTGTCCAGGGACGTGCCCATCTTGTTGGCGTTGTCCGCCATGTCCGTAATGGCCCGGTCCGCCATGTCGGCGGCCTTTTCCGTGTCTCCACCCACGGAGTTGATCAGCGCCGCCGAAAAGCTGGTGATGTTTGCCATGTAGTCGTTGGCGCTCATGCCCGCTGTCTGGTAGGCGTTGGCGGCATAGCCCTGCAATTTATCAGAGGCGTCCTTAAACAGCGTGTCCACGCCGCCCACCAGCTGCTCATACTCTGCATAGCTGTCCAGAGCGGACTTCCCAAGGGCCACAGCCGCCGTTCCAGCCGCCGCCAGGCCAGCCGCTGCCGCTTTCCCGGCAGTGGCAAGACCGCCTTTTAAGACATCCGCCAGAGAATTCCCCTTGTCCCTTGCGCCCTCTACGCCCTGTTCATAATCCGACGTATCCAGCGTGATTTTTGCAAACAGGTCAAACAGATTCAGATTGTCCACCTCCCAGTGCCCGTCTTACCTGGGCTATGATTTCCTCTTCCGTGCGGGTCTCCTCCGGCTTGAAGAAAACAATGTCCTCATACCGGATCTGCAAATACGAGCCGCCGCCGAGCTTTGCAACGCTCTCCCCCAGCAGTCGGCTCGACTCCGCCATGTAATTTCGGTAAGTCTCCCGCCGCACCTGCTCCTTCAGAAGCGCAGGAAACGCCGCCAGAAAGCCCCGTGCCCGCATGGGAGGCGCGGAGCAGAGAACCGCTAGGAAGCGGTCTGCTCCGACTCCGCGAATGATCTGAAAAAACTCAGCAGCTCCCTGTCCCGCACAATGTCCCGGATCTGCATAGCCGTCTTTAAGGCGTTCTGCCGCGCAACAGTCTCCGATTCCATTCCGTTGACCGCAGCGATGATGCCGTACACGTCAGAGCGGTGGGTCTTGGCGATGATCGGCACCAAAGACGCCAGCTTCTCCGCACCAAGCAGCAGAACGCCCGCACGGGTCACGCCCTCATGAGGCACCGCTTTGCCAATGGTATCCATCAAGTCGCTGTCGGAGATGATGTTCTCCACATACGGCGTGATGGCGCAGACCACGTCCAGAAATTCCTCACTTGTCAGCTGAGAAATTTTCATCAGGGAGCCACCTCCGGGTCACCGGAATAGAATTCCATGGGCACCACGTCCTGCGCGTTGATGGACACATGGCCTGTCAATGTGACGGAAACTGTTCCCTTGCCGCTCTTGGTAGTCTGGAGAGAGAATCCGCCGGTAGAAAGCGCGTTCATCAGCTTGCACGCAGCCCAGCCGCCGTCCGCCCGGTCTCCAACCCACCAGATCTCATGGAAATCGGCCTGTTCCAGATTGCGCCGGGGGATTACCTTTCCGTCATCGCTGGCGTCGATATCAGCCGCGCCCAGGGCCAGCTTGATAAACGCTGCCTTTGTGGAAAGTGCGGAAAAAGTCATGGTCGCCGTCCAGGAGTCCAGATGCATCAACTCTTTCACGTTCACCGGCGCGTTATCCACATCAGCGCCCATATCAGAGTAGGTCGGCACACAGGAGACTGTAATTCCTCCGGTAGTAGGGCAGATAATGGCATCGTCCGCCACAGCCGGGGCCGCCGGGTCAAAAGTTTTCAGAAGCACGCCCGCCTCCAGCTGGAGGCTTTCAAAGGTGTCCTGCGGGATCGCGGTAAATTTACCCATAAGAATCTTCCTTTCGTCAGTATTTGGTCAGATATTCGGCGGTCACATTCAGATACCGCCGCTTGATGCTGGGCGCGGTGTCATCCGCAAGGCTCTGGCTCCACGGATGGCCCCGTTTCAGCCAGACAAAACCGTCTTCACAGGGAATGGTGACGCCTCCCAGACCCAAAGCCTCCGAAATATCATTGGCCTTGGCATTGGGGATGGCCTCGGACTCCGTGCGAAACCACAGATTCACCGTCAGGCCCACCTCGCCGCCGTCCCAGTTGTCCGTGATCAGTTCATAGGTGCCGTATGGGAAGATCACATCCACCGGCACGCTGGAGGCGGCGTAGAAGGTCATAAATTGGTTGAAAAACTGGTGTAAAACCGCGCCCTTTGTCATAAAGCGCCCGCCTCCTGCCACGCCGTGTAAATCTTCGGTCCTTGGATAGCAATCCAGTCCACCATTTCTTCAAACTTTGCCCATCCGCCGTCATAGGCAGCGGAGCAATCTGCCAATCCGCTTTCATCCAGAAAAGCATGGACGATTTCATGCCGTATAGTCTGCTTTTGTGCAAGGGCAACTGTTTCGGGCGGCTCATGCTCCCAACCTTTATAGGTGGACATATCGCAAATTACGATTTGTTTTGTCAGTCCGTCGCAGTAGCCGTCAATGGACCGGCGGTCAAACGCTTCATCTTCTTCGTATTTTTTAACTGTGATTGTGTAATCAGTTCCTAAGACATTTACTTTCATGGCGCACCTCCATCCGGAAGTTCATATTCCTCCGCCGTCACCTGCCGCATGTTCAGCGTGGCGCTGTC